TATAATCTTGTATTTGGTTTTAATCTTCTACAAACAAATTCAATATTTCTAGATCTCATTGTAGCAACAACTTCTGTGTTGACTACCTTATCACCTAAACTTGTAGTATCAAATCTTTCACCAACTCTGAACTGTATGCCTTGTCTAGTTTGATTTCTAGTAGTGACTGTAGTTTCATTTCTGAATACATCTCTTCTATCCAACCATTGTGTAGTTGTAGTGATAGGAATACCACCTCTACGAGGGCCTACAAATGGGCCCATCTTCTGAACTCTTCTACTGAGAACTGTTGATTCAACTTCAGTTCTAGTGACAGGGCCTAATGTTCTACTTCTACCTGTCCATGTAGTTTCCCAACCACCCCAATCAACAGGTGATAAACCAGTGTTACTATCTGCACCAGTCATACCCATCAATGAATTGAAACTTCCTTCAATATCATAAGTTGCAGCAGTTCTTCTTGTTTCAATCCATGTATCAGTTGCAGGGTTTAATTCAACCTGTCCAATCCAGTTAACAACAGCGAATGGGTTTACGTTTACAATTCTAGTAGCAAATTTGTTTTCTAGGAAAATAGTGTCATCATAATTCAGACATACAACATCTCCAACTCTTCTGACATTGGAATCTCCTAAATCATCTGCAAATCTATAGTCCGCACTTGGGTTTGAAGAAGTAGCAGCACCAACTATGGCTTCCGATCCAAGTAATAGATCAATAGAAGTTGTATAGTGTTGTGGTCTTAACTTACCTTCAGTAGAATCAATAGATGCCTTAAATGATCTGTTTGTAACATCACCAGAAGTTACAGACTTGAAGTTATCTACAAAAAATCCAGCCTTAAATCTATCAAGATTTGTTTGTGGATCACGAAGAGACATATTTGAAGTCTCTACTTCTAATAGTGATAGTGATGTATAATATTCAACGTTCTTGACTCTATCTTCAATAGTAGCGATATCCTTCATTCGGAATCGTTTATGTTTTGCAAGATCGAGTTTGACAGTGGCTGTATCATAAACATATGGGTTCATAGTAATAGTTGCCACTTCTAATGAATTATCAATAGTGTTTGGTAATTTTGGTGTCTCAGCAGGGACTCCTTTTACCATAGAGAATATACCTTCTTTACTTAAGAAGAGTTTATCTACTCTACCAACATAATAATCATATGATATATTGAAGTTTTTATCTCTTGCAATTACATGTGTCGTTGAAGATGTGCCAGGCACAAACTGTCTTGCTAAAAACTCAGCAGGAGATCTACCAGCAACTGCTGATGTAACTCTTGGTCTTAAGTCAATGACATCAGAAGCGTAAAGTCCACCAACACTAGGTAAACTATTCTTGTACAACTTAGAATCATATGAATTGACAGTTACAAAGTCGCCTGGGTCTGAATTATCAATCACATAGTTATTGTAGATAACAGTGATTCTTCTTGTAGGTGCCTCTGTGTTAGGTCTCCTGATAAGTGCAGAAAAATCAACGTAATCTAGTTGTTGGCCAGGATCAAACTCAAAGTTGTTTTGAATATCTTTGTCGCCTGGAACAAATGTTTGAACTATACCTTGAATATTTGTTTCTTCAAAGGTGACTGTTTCTCCAACCTCAAATGTATTTTCATTTTGATAGACAAAATTTACTTCGTTAGAACCATTTGTTTCTACAAATACTGCTGATGCACCAGAAGTTTTACCAATTATACTTTCACCTTTGATGGCATTCAGTAGATTGGAGTTTAAATTTGTTAATTCAAGTGTTGGTAACTGTGGATCATCAGTAGTTGATGATTCTATTACAGCAAGAACATAAGCAACATCACAAACACCTAGAGATAAACGTTTATCTTGAACTCTATTACCATAAACTGTATCGTAAGTTAATCCATCATTTAACTTCATTAATCCAGTGCCTGACTGGGTTTTTGCGGATTTGTTAACTGTGTAAGTTGTTGCTCTCTTTAATACTTTTGATTTTGGTTTTACATTTACTTTTCTGAAAGTTACTGTTAACACGGCATCACCAGATGCTACAGATAATCCAGATAAAGTGACTGTTCTACCACTGACTGTTAGTTTCTGATCCGTTAGATTTTCTATGACACCAGTTGTCTTGAATGATAAGTTGTAATCTTCCTCATCAAATGGTTCTAATGTTAAATCTGCATCAGTCTCTAATGTTCCACTAAAGGCATTATTTGCAACTGTAATTCCATAAGATTTTTTAAATACAAGATCAGCACCATTTAGATCTACAGATGCAACATTACTTTTTGTTAGTTCACTGAATAGAAATGCACTAGAGTTATTTTTTACTTCTAAAGTTACTTTAAATAAATCATTGACATTTACTGCACTTGTAGGCAATGCACCAGAGTTCACATTCGTAACATCAGAAATGGCCTCAAGAGTGATTGACTGTGCTGTAAATCCAGTAACACTATTCATTGTAGGAACATTATTACCAGAAATACTATACTGAATAATATCTCCAGTCTTAATACCAACACTAGTGAAATCTGCACTAGGAGAAGTTATGGTAGATGCAGAGGCAACCTTTGCACTAACAGTGTACTGAGTAGCAGTAGGTGCAAGAAGATGACCCAAATTCAATACAGCGTCTGCACTAAACTTATAGTTAGTTGGATCATTTCCTACTAACTGTTTAACATCATCCATGCCATAGTCTTCTACCCTAGTAATACTTCTAGAAACATCTACGCCATTTATTTCTAATTGTTCTCCAGCCTGAAACTGTCCATTTACTTGATATAAAACTAACTGTGAAGAATTATTTGCAGCTTCGTATGCATATCCTGTAGCACCACTATTCTTACCTTCAACATATGAGGGTAAAGTTACACTGGTTCCTGTGTTTAGTTGGAGGTATGTGAATGTTTGAATATCATATAAAGAAGATTCAAATACAGTAGAAGAATCAGCATATCCTACATTTTTTAATTTGATATCATATATCCTAGCAACACCTACCTGTAATCCACTGCCTTCTCCAACTGTTACAGTTCTTTTATTGAAAAGGTTTACATATGAATCTGTGCCTATTCCTACAGGGGGTGAACCACTTACATGGTTAAGTTCTATCTGTCTACCTACACTAAATGGTGCTGATTCGTTTGTAATTCTTTCTGTAGTTCTTGGTTTCTCTATGTCAAGAGTTGTGGTTCCAATAGTTTCTACTTCGTATCCTTTAACATATGCCTTTCCTGGCCCTATAGACAAACATAATAGATCGTCTGTAGGAACGTTACCTTGCTGAGTTAGTTGATCTGAATAAAATGCACCATCATTACCAACTCGGTTGTTTAGGCATTCTTTGGCAGTGACGTTAAATGGATTTACATAGTAATGTCCTGATTCGTCATATGTCCTTTTTGCCAATTCATCACGAATTAAATTATAACTTGATTCTTTTACAAATTTTTGTAATTCTCCATTCTCAATCCTCATCAATTCGATGAAGTTTTCATCATTCAAATCAGTAAGTGATTTTTTAATGAGTGTTGTGGAGAGTTTGAATCTATCAGCACCAGGCGCTGCAAAGTTTGAGAAACCTCTTGCATTATCATATAGATCGTTATTCTCAGCAGAAGCTGTAACTAATTCTTCTTTGACTAACAAACCAACTCTATATGAAGGTGCATTTGTATATTGATCAAGGATAACTGTAGAGTCGGAAACTGTAACAAAGAAACCTCTGATAAAGTAAACACCCTGAGCAATCTTTGCTGCAGCACCAGTTGCAGTTGCATTTGAAATTACTGTAGTTGCAAAACTACCACCAGATCTTATACTAGAAAGAGAGTAGTTAAGATCTTCTTCAAGCAATAAGTTCTCACCATCTGCAAAAGTCGCTCTAGAAAAGTCTGTGTCACTAGAACTTTGATATTTGATGTATAAAGTATATGCTCCTTTTGTTGATTCTCTATTTGTAATATAAGTTTCTACCTTAGCAGTAACGCCACTTGTTTCACCTTTAATTTTTTTGCCTTTTAAATTTTCAAGATAAAGTTGAACAGGAATACCTAAATGACTATCATCAATCTGAACAGAAGTATAATCTGAATCATAAGCAATCTGGCCAGGGATTACAACAGAACCCTCTTTGAAAAAATGTTTACCAAACTTCTCAATCTGATTCTGTAGAATAGATTGCAGTGTAGTAAGTTCCCTAGACTGTACAGGTAAGCCTGGTTTGAATAGTACCCTCTGATAATTTTTTAACTCTTCAAAATCATCAAAGTATGGAGATGAATTTAAGTTGGTATTCTGTGGCATTTGCTTTTAAAACTCCAGCACTATTTTGATGTCTTCTTTTTGACTTGCAGATCTAGGAATCGCAGTCCTATTATCAATATAGATTATTTCACCTGACTTAGTATTGAATTCTGCTGATGATATACCAGCACTGAAACTCATACCAAGTTGATAGACTTTATTATTTATTGAGGTACTTACACCGTTATAACTGGTGTCAACAGATAACAAAGAACCTGTTACCGATGATCCATTAATTGTAACTCCGTAGCCTGGATCAGGATTAGATGTGAATGGAATTATCTTATATCCAGTTTCACTAGATGCAAGACCCATAGGTTGATAGTATTTCAATACTCCAGTCACCTTATCCCAAGATGCCACATATCCAATCGCAGTAGATCCTAAACCAACTGTCTGAGTTATTTCAGAGTCAACTGCATAAGTTGTTCCTGTTGTAAGACCAGCCATTTTGATTGCCTTCAATCCACTCACCATGGCAGTGTCTAGTAATTCTGTACTACTACCAAATACAGTGGGATTTTTTATTAGTCCA